ATCTTAAACATGGTGTTTACAGATTATTTTTAATAAAGGAAAAAGATAAAGAAGAAATAGTAACAGCATTTACAGTACAGGCTATTTTATATCCTCGTTTTAAAACATGCAGGATTATAACTTTAGGTGGAAGTAAGTTAAAGCAATGGTTTCATCTTCTCAAAAATTTAGAGGAATGGGCTGAAGAACGTAATTTCATGTATATGGAATTGTATGGAAGAAGAGGTTGGGTAAAACTTATGAAAGATTATAAGGAAGCAGAGGTTCTTCTTCATAAAAAACTAAATTTAAAAAAAGGTAAATTATGAAAATCTATAATGAAGTTAATTATAAATGGGAAGATGGGAAATTAATAGAAACATCTTCAGATTCATTTGAATACTCTGGTGACATCACACTCTGTGCAAAAGGAGGAAACCCTGTAGGGAAAGTATTAGATACAACTGTTGATTATTTAAATAAAGGATCAGATGCGGTTCATGGAACAGTTGATTTTTTAGAAGATACAGGTAAAAAAGCATCACATATGGCATTTGGATCAAATGTATTTGGTGAGGATCCTGATGACCCAATTTCATATGCGGCAGGAGAAGATGAAGCAACAGCAGAAGTAGGTCCTGCTAAAAAGAAAGATTTAGTTTTGGCAGGAAGAGGTGCCTCAGACCTAACTGCAGGACAAACTGCTTCACTTATAACAGGATAAGGTAATTATGGCTGTACCTCCTAATCAAAATATTAATAATGAGTTCCCTTCTGATCCTAATAGAACTGTCACTCCCAATCTCATTAGTTTTTTGAAAAAGGGACAAAATGACATGATTAGTGCTGTGAATGCTGATATAGAAAAAAGGAAACAAGCAATGGCTAGTAGTACAGCAATGGCTACTGGTGGCAAATCAAGAGCACCAGAAGAAAGAGCAAGACTAGCGGCTAATTTAACAAGTGGTAAAACTGCTTCACTTATAACTGGATAATTTTATGGCGTATGGTCAAACCAATGCAATAGGAGCAATCCTAGATAGACATCATGAAAAATTAAAAAATAATCGCCATAATTGGGAAAGACAATGGCAGGATATGGCAGAGTATGTCTTACCACATAGAGCAGATTTTATAACAGAACGTTCCAAAGGACAGGAACGGATGGATATGGCTTTTGAGGGAACAGCAATGCGATTACTTAAACGCTTTGCTTCTAATATTCACAATGTCTTTACACCAATGGGTGCTGAGTGGTTTAAGCTGACTTCAGGAGTAAGTCAACTTGATAAAGAAAGAAATGTTGCACTATGGTTGGAAGAGGCATCTAAAGTTGTAAAATATCATGTATCACGACCAATATCTAATTTCCAAAGTGCAGTATTTCAGTACTATCTTGAAGCAGGGTGTTTTGGCACTGGTATTATTTTTGTTGAAGATGTCCCTGGCTTTGGTCCTCGCTATCGTAATTTCCCTCTTTCGGATTGTATATTGGGTTCTGGTTCAGAAATGGAAATTGATACAATATTCCGTAACTATAAACAGACAGCTAAAGATTTACTTTCAAGATTTGATCCTGCAATTCTCCCTGAAGAAATCCAGAAAAAAGGAACAAGTGAGAAGATGCTTGACGAATATGATGTGGTGCATGCGGTATTCCCGACTTGGACAGTTGGTGAGTACATTCCTAAAGGGTTTCAAAAACCTTTTGTCTCGGTTCATTACCTGAAAGACAGAAAAGATATTTTATCATTAGGTGGATATGACGAGATGCCCTATATCTGTGCAAGATGGGAAAGATCAGATAGAGAAATATATGGTAGAGGTCCAACTTGGGAAATAATGCCTGATGTACGATTAATAACTGAAGTTGATAAAACTTATTTGAAAGCTGTCCAGAAAGCGGTATCTCCCCCAATGTTTGTACCTGACTCTGGACTCCTTGACCCCTTAGATACAACGCCTGATGCCATAAATTATTATACTGTTGGACTAGGGGGTAAGGATATGATCTTTGATGCACCTACTAATGCAAGACCAGATTATGCAGAAAGATTAAGTGCAAAATGTACTGCGGCAATAAGAGAAGGTTACTTTTTAGATTTACTTGAATTACCTGGACCAGTTGCACCTGATGGTGATGTTATGAGATTTTCTGCAACAGAAGTTTCTGTACGAATGAGACAGAGAATGCCTGTGCTTGGTCCAATACTGGCTCGTCAGGAAGCAGAATTTTTAGACCCTCTAATTAAACGAACAGTCAATATTTTAATTAGAAGTTTTGCTCTTCCTGAAATGCCTCCTGAAATGCAAAATAATTTTAAGATTGAATATATGAATCCTGTTTCAATTTCTATGAGATCAGGAGAAATAAATTCAATGAATCAGTTGTTTGAAATGATAATGCCTCTTGCACAAATAGATCAGACAATACCTATGTATTTTGATACTCAGCAAATTCTTAAAAATACTGCTGAAGTTCTACAAATTCCTGTATCTAATTTGAGGACAAAAGAAGAAGTAGATCAAATGATAAAAAAGCAACAAGAGCAACAGGAACAACAAATGAGGATGCAACAAGCACAAACATCGGCAATGGTAAATGAAAAAACAGCTAAAGCAGAATCATTAAGAAATGAAATAGAATGAAATCTCGTTGGAATACTGAGAAACAAAAAAGAGAAGCCTTTAAAGAGGTCTTTAGTACAGAACAAGGTAAGGATGTTTTAGCATTATTAGCTAATTCACATTTTGTTTACCGAACTTCTCATACTAATGATCCTTATACATCTGCATGGCAGGAAGGTCAAAGAACTGTAGTTATGGAGATAATAAATCTCGTAGGTGCAGATTTGGAAACCATAAGAAAAAGAATTGACATGCAGGAATTTGCTCGATTGCAAAATCGTGCTTAACCTTAATAAAAAATAATTATGTCAGAAGAAGCAGTTGCCCCTGAAAGCTCAGAATCATCGGAGAGTACAGGACAAGTTACTGAACAAGTAAACCCTTTACAATTTGACCCATCCTCAATGCCTGAAGGTATTAGGAATGAGCCAAGTCTCCAGACTTTCGATAGCGTAGACAAACTTGCAAAGTCCTATGTTAATGCAGTCAAGATGATTGGAGGAGAACCAGAAAAACTCATCTCCCTTCCTAAAGAAGGAGAAAGTTGGGATGATCTGTATAACAAGATGGGTAGACCAGAACAACCAAATGGTTATGATTTTGGTGATGATCCAGAAGGAGACCTTGATGGATTCCGTGAATTTGCTCATTCATCTGGTTTAACCCAACAACAAGCAGAAAATATTCTTAATCTCTATAACGAAATTCAGCAAGAAGAAGGTAATAGCCAAGAACAAGCACTTCAGGATATGAGGACAAATTCTGAAATATCTTTGCAGAGAGAATGGGGTAGAGATTATGACGGAAATTTGGATTATGCAAGAAGAGCATTTGCTCAAATAGCAAGTCCAGAACTTGGTCAACTTATGGATGATTCAGGCATAGGGAGTCATCCCGAAGTTTTAAAAGCCTTTTCCAAAGTTGGCAAGATGCTTGGAGAAGATTCATTAGTTGTAGGATCAGGATTAGGTTCAAATAGAATTTCTCCTGAACAAGCAAAAAATGAAATTCAATCTCTTTATGCAGATAAAGAGTTCTCTGAAGCATATAGGGATAATCGACATCCTCAACATAAAGCGTCGATGAAGAAGATGGACAATCTTTTTAAGACCGCTTATCCAGGTCGTGGGAAAGTCCGTTAATTTATCACCCTTCATTTAGAAGGTAAGACCGAATAAAAGAAGCAAGTAAACAGATAACCATAAGGCCTGTTGAAAACTGCTTTGGGACCCTTTTATGGATAATCTCTAGGTTGTAGTGATCTAACTTTTTGATTTCTATAAAAGGAACAATATGGCTAATTTTTATGATATTGAAACGTCTTATGTGCATCGGTATGCCGCTGATGTGTTACATTCGCTTCAACAGAAAACATCAAGGTTACGGAATTTTGTAACTAATAAACCAGATTGTTCAGGTGTTGCAGAATTTATTGACAAAATCGGAAAGGCAGAAGCCCTTGATAAAGTTGCTAGATTTGCAGATTCACCTGTTCAAGCAATATCCCATAAACGAAGGCGTGTAACAGCACAGCCTAAGAATGCGGGTTATTTTGTAGAAGGTTTTGATACTCGTAGAATGAACTATGACGTGTTTCAGCCTTATGCAGAAGCAACAAGTATGGCAATGTCCAGAAAAATGGATGCAGTCATTGTAGATGCCGCTTTTGGTTCAGCATATGAATCAGATGGTGGGGCAATGGATGGTGCAACAGAGATAGCGTGGAATAGTACGAATGCTCCTAAATCATTTATTGCAAAAGATTTTGCATTTGGAACAGCTACAGATGCCATGAGTGGTATTAATAGTTCTGGTTCAGGTGGTCGAACTCTTTCAATAGATAAGTTGCTAAAAGCTCGCAGACTTCTTTCTGAACAAGAAGCTGATCAATATGATGAAGGTGGGAATCCACTATATTTTGTCGTATGTTCTGCGGCTCAGATTGAAGCTCTATTGCACTCAACTCAAATCCAAAGTTCTGATTATAATAATATTAGAGCATTGGTTGAAGGTCAGACAAATTATTTTGCTGGCTTCCAGTTCATCAGGTATGAAAGTATGCCTACAACTGGATCAGGTACAGGATTGGTAGAAAAAGTCCTTGCTTTCCATCCAGAAGGGTTGGCATTTTGTTCATGGCTTGATCCTGTAACTGAAATTGAGAGACGTGCCGATAAGAGCTTTGTTCCATATGCATATTTTGAGATGGATATTGGGGCAACTCGTGTTTGGGAAGAGATGGTCATTGAAATCTCATGTTATCAACCTGCTTAACCCAAATATGAAAGGAAATTATGGCTAATCAATATGCAGTAGATCATAAAAAACGTCACGTTTCACTCCCTGCGAAGCTAACAGATGTTGCTTCTCAAGGTGGTAGAATGCGGATTTTATATGATACTTATACAACTTCCTCAACAACCAATGGTGATATAATTTATTTTGGTAAATTACCTGGAGGTGCAAAAGTTTGGGAAGCGGCAATACATGTAGTTGCGGCTTTAGGTAGTAGCACTACATTTAAACTTGGAACAACTGAAGATGATGATGCATTTTTAGCGGCAGGAACTGCCAATACTGCAAATGCAACTCGCTTCATGATAGGAGCAACAGCAAGTTCTGCTCCTGTATTAACTCCTAAGTCAGTAACAGCAGAAGCAAGTGTTATTGCAACTCTTGGTGGTGCTGATGCGGCAGATGGTAAAGAAGTCCAAGTGAGAATAATCTATTCAATAGATTAATTGTTAATTAGATAGGGGTTAGGAAACTAGCCTCTATCTTTCATTATAAATAATATGGATAAAACAGGAATTGCAAATCTTGCTCTTTCTAATTTAGGAGAAGCAAGTATTCAAAGTTTAACTGATGATAATGCAAGAGCTAGAGCATGTAATGGTCGTCTTAATAATGTGATTGATTCAGTATTAAGAATGCATGTCTGGAATAGTGCATTAGAAAGAAAAAAATT